GAGGAACTTAATTCTGCTCTTTGGGAAGCTCAACCTTGGAGACCAGATGGCATTGTGGGAGTCGAGGAAGTTTGGGAGAACTATCTTCGAACTGAAGATGAAGATTCTTATATGTATCCCTTCCAAGGACTCAACGAAAAATTTAAGGGGATTCGTAAGCAAGAGATTGTCTGTATTACTGCTGGGACGGGCCAATGTAAATCTCAGGTTGCCAAAGAGGTTGCGTTTCACCTGATCCAAAATGGTCTCCGCATAGGCTACGTTGCTCTTGAGGAATCAAATCTTAAGACCCTAATAGGGTTGCTGTCTCTACATCTTTCCACCCCTTATCACCTTAACAAAATTACCAGTGAGGATAAAGATCACATGGAGTGGGCCATGAACGATCTTCAGCTTTCTAGAAAACTGTATCTTTACGATCACTGGGGCTCCCTGGACGAAGACAATCTGATGGCAAGACTTAGGTTCTTAGCCAGAGGTTTGGATTGTGATTTTATTGTTCTTGATCACATCAGCATCGTTGTCTCTGGGTTAGATACGGCTGACGAAAGAAGGACCATCGATGTCCTTATGACAAAACTTAGATCCTTTGTCCAAGAGTCTAAGGTTGGTCTAATTATTATTTCCCATCTCAAAAAACCATACGGGGGTAAGGGCTACGAAGAAGGGGCTCAGACCAGTATCAATTCTCTCAGGGGCTCGGCCTCTATAGCTCAGATTTCAGACAATGTTATTGGGTTGGAAAGAGACCAACAAGGTGAGGACCCTGACCTAGTGACGGTAAGGATTCTTAAGAACAGACTCTCGGGAGAAACAGGGGTTGCTTGCTACCTTAGGTACAACAGAGACACGGGGAGACTGAGGGAAGTAGACCCAGAACTTCAAAAAGTATTTGACCAGGGGGAGAGCCAAAATGCGATTGATTTTTGACATAGAAACAGACGGTTTACTGAACAACCTTAAAACCCTCCATTGTATCGTAGCAGTGGATGCTGATACCAATCAGGTCCATGAGTTTCCCCCAGACAAACTAAAGGATGGGCTGGTGTTCCTGAGTGAAGCTGACCAGTTGATTGGTCATAACATCATGGAGTTTGATATCCCTGCTATAAAGAAGCTTCGGCCCCGATGGGTAGAAACTGGGCAAATTTGGGACACCCTGGTGATCTCAAGATTGCTCTGGCCTGAGAGACCAAGTCACTCCCTAGAATCTTGGGGCTACACCTTGGACAACCCAAAGGCTAAGAGTCCTGATGTCTGGTCTGAGTATACCGAGGATATGTTGAAGTATTGTAGACAAGATGTGCTTCTAACCCGTGATCTTTTTAACCACATACAAAGAACTGAATCCTCTTCCCAAGCTGTAGATTTGGAGCATGAGATCCATAGGATCTGTCTGAACCAAACCAAGGTTGGGGTTTATTTTAATGAGACCGAAGGTCAAAAACTTTATGCGAAACTCTCCACTCAAAGGCATGAGCTTGAAGAGGACCTTAAAGAAACCTTTGGTTCATGGTGGGTCTCCCGTGGAGTCCATGTGCCTTTGGTTAATAATAAATCTAGAGGCATTACAAAGGGATGCGAGTACGAAAAAATTGAGCGGATCGAATTCAACCCAAGATCCCGAGACCACATAGCTCTTTGTCTCCAGAAAAAATACGATTGGAAACCAAAACTTCTGACACCCAAGGGTAAGCCAAGGGTAGATGAAGAAGTCATGACCACGCTTGAGTACCCAGAGGCAAAGCTGTTGGAAAAATACCTTATGGTCCAAAAGCGTATATCCCAGTTGGCTGAAGGATCTCAAGCGTGGCTTAAGTGTGTGACCAAAGAGGGGACCATACATGGAAGAGTGAAAACTCAAGGGCCTGTTACTGCAAGGGCTTCTCATATGCACCCTAATCTTGCTCAAGTTCCCTCGGTCAGAGTCCCGTTTGGAAAGGAATGTCGAGAGCTTTTCTATGCTCCGAGAAACCAAATTTTTGTGGGTGCTGACTTATCAGGATTGGAGCTTCGGTGTCTTGCTCATTACATGGGGAGATTTGATGGAGGGGAGTACACCCAGAAGCTTTTGGAAGGTGACATCCACACTATAAATCAAAAGGCTGCTGGGCTTGAAACCAGGGACCAAGCCAAAACATTTATCTATGGGTTTTTGTATGGGGCTGGGAATTTTAAGATAGGTCAGATAGTTGGAAAGGGTGTAAAAGCAGGGGCCTCACTAAGGAAAAAATTCCTCTCTCAACTACCAGCCCTCAAGAAACTTCAGGATGCCGTAAACGAAAGAGCCAAGCAGGGATTCATCCTTGGTTTAGACGGGCGAAAAATTCCCATCAGACACCAACACGCTGCTCTCAATACCCTTCTTCAAAGTGCTGGAGCAATCATCTGCAAGGAATGGGTTGTCATGATTAACAACCTAGCTGATGACCACATGATCCAGGGACACCAAAGGCTTTGGATTCACGATGAGGTTCAATGGTTGGTTAACAGGGGAATTGAAAATCGTCTAGGTGAATTGATGATTCAAGCTGCAAGGGAAGTTGCAGTGAAACTGAAGCTTCGGTGTCCTTTGGATGCCAGTTTCAAAGTGGGCCAGACTTGGGCCGAAACTCATTAACTAAAGGAGTCTCATGGATGAGATGAAAATGGTTGGTTTAGCGAGAAGACACGCAAAGGTTTTCTCAGGGATGTTAAAAGATTACTCACTGTTGAGCCCTATATCGATTGGGTTTAAACGGGTAAAGAAGAATGGAAGACTTGGGGCTCCCGTTTTAATTTCCTTCAGGACCAATGGGACCGTTGAAGGAAGGTGTGGCAAGACCAAGGTCACTTGGCCTATGCCTTTGGATGCTTGGGACCGTAAGGTTCGAAGTGAACTAAGAACCATAGCTATGGAAAAAATTCGGAAGGACAAGGAAAAAGAAATCCGAGTCAGTAAAAAAACAAAAACAAAGGAAAGGGAATATGAGAAAACTTATTTTTATAGACGGTGATATTCTTTTATACAAAGCTTGCTTTGCCTCAGAGATGGAAATCTATTGGGGTGATGGGGATTGGACTTTGTCTATGAATGAAGAACAGGCAAAGACAATAGCAAGAGAGATGCTTGAAGATATTAGGTTAGCTTGTTCAGCTAAGAAATCCACCCTTAGGATCTGTTTCAGTAATGGCAAATCCTTCAGAAAAGAAATCTATCCTGAGTACAAAGGAAACAGAAAAAATCAAAGGAAGCCTCTTGGGATGCGAGGGATAAAGAGATGGCTGTCTCATGAGTACAAAAGTATTCAGTACGATTACCTAGAAGCTGATGATGTCATGGGGATTCACATGACGAAACCAGGGAAACAAATAAAGATTGGTGTCTCCATAGACAAAGACATGAAGACCATCCCTGGTACTCATTACAACCCAGACACTGGGGAATCTTTTGAGATTACTGAAGCTGAGGCTGACTATAATTTTTACAAGCAAGTCCTGACGGGGGACTCAACTGATAATTATCCTGGGTGTCCTGGGGTAGGGCCGAAGACTGCTGAAAAAATCCTTAGTAAATATGATCCAAATGATTACCAAAATGCCATTTGTGAAACGTACCGAAAAAACAACGTAGACAACCAGCTTCAGATGGCTCGACTTGCAAGAATATTACGCTGGGAAGATTTTGACTTTCCTTCCAAAAGTCCTCTTCTTTTTAATTTTGACGGCACTCGTATTTTTAGAACCGTACCCTTATAGAAGATTTTTTATCATTCTTTCGGGATCTATACCTTGCCGTATGTCTCGACACTTCTCCAAGTTATCTAAATGGCTCCGCAAACGATTGGTGAACTCGTTGATCTTCTTGATCGCTTGTATCCTTCTCGTTGTCCTGATCTCCACGATACTGATCGTGAAATCTGGTATCGCACTGGGCAACGCAGCGTTGTGGAAAAATGTATTCAAATGATCAACGTGGAAGAAGACGATGATGATGATGGCGAAGACAATACTCACCCAATCTAAATAAAGTTTTAATTATGTGCATGACTGCTGATGCCATGGGTTCTTACACTGGTGGCCCAGGTGGAGATTTTAATTATGGCAGGGCATTTAATGAATCTTGGGGTGGAAGAAATTGGATGGACCGAGTCGGGTTAGGGCAAGACTTTGGACAAACAGATGATGACCTTTTTGACTACAATGAAGATACCGATGTTAATCCAGATACCCCAACTGATACCCCTACGGATGATGTAGGATTTGGTGGTGCTGCTGTAGGTGGTAAATCAGACCCGTCACTAAAGAGAAGATCTCGGTCTTCAAAGAATCGCCTTAGGAAAATGATGCGAAAAGATTTAGCTATTCCTACGGGAAGAAAAGTCATTAACGTCCCTGGAGCTTCCTGAGATGTGTGGTGGAGGTGGTGGGGGTTCTGTACCTACGCTTAATGCTAATTTGTTTCAGCCTATAAAAATAGATCCTAATCTTGGCGAAAATTTAAATCAGGCTTTAGCCCCTATAGAAACAGCAGCTTTAACAGATAGTTTATCTAAAATTCCTGATTTGACTGATGCTGTTACTGGGTTCCAAGAGGGAGCCAAAGATTTCTTTGATAGTGGGGGGTCTTTGATGGATATCCCCCAAACAGGGAACATCCCAGAGACTATCTTGGATATTGGGGACCGTTTTGACCCCACTGATAATACTGGGGGTGGTTTTGGTTTGCCCACGATCACTGTTCCAACCCTTGATGAAATTAAAGATAAAGTTAGTGATTCGACTCCAGACCTTATAATAGACACCACTGGCCTTACAGATCTTACTCAAGGTATAGCCACGGGTATTACAGACACAAGTGCAGTCGTTGGAGAAACCGTAGGGGGTATTACAACTGATATTCTTCAAGGGGATCTAGGGACTGTTATGACCGATGCTACAGAAACTGTTGGAGATTTTATTACTAATCCCTTAGGGACCACCCAAGAAATTTTAGATCACAATCTCGGGGACACTGGATTAAAAGGGGCCATTGATCAGACAGTGGATTTTGTAAAGAACCCTTCTAAGGTAATTAAAGATGCTGGTGATAGAGCCGAAAATTTTGGTAAGGACGTTGGGGAGCAGCTTACAGAAACTGGTGAAAATTACAAAGAGGTAATAACCGATATAGGTGAGACAGCCGAAGAGATTGGTGAGGTTGCTACGGAGACTCAAACAACAGGAATGGAAACCGTAACACAAGCAGGGGAAAACGCTGCCACTCAAGTTACCCAAGCCGAGGATGACCTAATCAATGCTTTAGTAGCAGCAGGATTACTGAGCCGTAAACAAGCTGAGGAAGATGGTGTGGGTAATGCTGAAGCCATTATGGCTGGTGACCCCAGAATGTTGTCTCTTATGGCCCGAAGAAACAGAGCAAGAAAAAGAGGTAAAGCACAACTCAGGAAAGGAGGTGGTCTTTATATCCCTGTTGGATCAGGGCTCCAAGTCCCAGCCTAATAAATAAAAAGTATGCCTGAAGAAGTGAATGCTCAATCAAGATACGCTCAACTGGAGATCCACCGAGACCCCTTTCTTCGTAGGGCTAGAGAGTGTTCCGAGCTTACCATTCCTACTCTGATTCCCCCTGACGGTCACTCAGGATCTACTGATTACCCAACTCCCTTTCAAAGCATAGGGGCCAGGGCTGTCAACAATTTGGCAGCTAAAATGCTCATGGCTCTTTTGCCCCCTAACAGTCCATTTTTTAGATTGGTAGTAGATGATTTTGATCTCACCATGCTCCAGGGGGAAGGACAGAGGGGAGAGGTAGAAGAAGCTCTTGCCAGGATTGAAAGAAGTATTATTTCTGAAATAGAAATCCTGAACCTCAGGGTTCCTTGTTACGAAGCTCTTAAGCTTTTGCTTGTCTCAGGTAACGTGTTGGTCCATTTACCCCCAGAGGGTGGTATGAGGGTTTTCCCCTTGGATCGATATGTGGTTCAAAGAGATGCTATGGGGAATGTCCTTGAGATTATTACTAAGGAAACGATAGCTCCAGTAATGCTGGACCCAGAGACCCGAGCCCTCGTTGGAGACACTGACGAAGGACCAGGATCACCAGATAATGAGATTGACCTATATACTTATATTTACCTGGATGAAGACCAACAATATTTAGTTAGACAAGAAGTAGGTGGGGTGGTCATTCCTAATTCTATGGGGATGTATCCAGCCAATAAACTCCCATTTTTAGCCCTTAGGTTTGACAGAATAGAATCTGAGTCTTTTGGACGGGGATTAGTAGAACAGTACCTCGGGGATCTTAAGTCACTTGAAGGATTGACCAAGGCTGTAGTCGAGGGATCTGCTGCTGCTAGTAAAGTCCTCTTTATGGTTCGTCCCAATTCCACTACCAAGCCAAGGCTCATAGCTAAGACAGGAAACGGAGGGATAATCCAAGGGGATATCAATGATGTTGGTGTCCTTCAGTTAAATAAATTCAACGACTTTCGGGTGGCTCTTGAGATGTCGAGATCCATCACTGAGCGTTTGTCTTATGCCTTTCTACTAAACTCAGCGGTCCAAAGGAATGCGGAGAGGGTCACTGCTTTTGAAATAAATCTTTTAGCCTCAGAGTTAGAACAGTCTCTAGGTGGTGTCTATTCTCTACTGTCTTCAGAGTTCCAGTTACCCTTGGTGGGTATTCTTCTCCAAAGGATGGAAGAATCAGGGAAGATGCCAGCGTTGCCTGAAGGGATTGTCAGACCCCAAATTGTCACGGGGGTTGAAGCTCTTGCTAGATCCCAGGACCTTAATAAGCTTTCCCAGATGCTCCAGATGCTTCAGCCTCTCGGCCCCGAAGCAGTCCTTAGGGAACTTAATGTTGATGACTATATTGATCGTTTGGCTGCTTCTCTCGGTATTGACACTCAGGGCCTCATAAAGACACCTGAGCAGAAGCAAGCCGAGCAACAGCAACAGCAACAGATGCAACAACAGCAACAGATGGCAGACTTTATGTCTAAGGCTGGGCCTGAGTTAATTAAGCAATTTGGTCCTCAGTTTATGGAACAATTTACTGGGATGACTCCACCTACTCAGAACTAAGTATGAAAAAGAAAAGAAAAAATAAGAAAAAGGGGACAAGCAGAAAAAAGCTTATGATCCCTGGTTATTAATTTAATAAAAAGGAAAGGGGAATATAATTTATGGCTGAACAAATAGAAACCTATGAACCACCACCTGGGGAATCCCAAGAATATATCCAGCAGATGGTGGACAAAGCTGAACAAGCTAATAATCCTCAAGTCACTGATGTTGATTTCCAAGGTGAACAACAACAGAGACCTGAGTGGCTTCCAGAGAAATTTAAGAGCCCTGAGGATTTGGTTGAGTCCTATAAACAGCTTGAGCAACGATTGGGTAGACAAGGCCAGCAGAAACCTGGGGATACCGAGTTACAAGCTGATGAGGTCTCTAATGACCAAGCTCTCCAAGAAGCTGAAAAAGCAGTGGAGAACGCTGGCTTGGACTTTGGAATGCTTGCAAACGAATACGCTCAAAATGGAGAGCTTTCAGACAACTCTTACGATGCTCTCGAAAAAGCTGGAATCCCTCAGCAAATGGTGGATCAGTTTATCGAAGGACAAGAAGCTAAGACTCAACTGATACAACAGAATGCTTTTAATATCGTAGGGGGAGAACAAAGATATAAATCTATGGTTGAATGGGCCAAGGGAAACCTTTCAAAGGGTGAAATCGAGGCTTTCAATCAGGATATAGGACAACAGGATTTGGAACGGGCTCAGTTTGCCATCAAGGGTCTTTTTACCCGTTATGCTATGGCAAATGGAGTGCAGCCAAATCTTGTCAAGGGTACGGGTCAAGCCCGTCCTGGGGGCTTTCAAAGTGTCGCTCAGTTAAAAGAGGCCATGAAAGACTCTAGGTACAAAAATGACCCAGCCTATAGAAACGAAGTTATGCAAAAACTTTCCGTTTCGAACATCATGTAAAAACCCAAAGTTTGAATTAGGTAATAGGGAAACCCACCGTGGTGGATAATCTTCTTTGTCTTACCCAAAATTAAAACTGGTTTTACTCAGATTTTAGGCTTTTTAACTTAATCTGTAGTTTAACAATTTTATTTCGGAGATTATTCCTTATGGCTGCTGCTGATGGTAATTGGCTAGGTAGAGTTAATGCTGCTGCTGGATCTTACAGCACCACTTTTGCTACTCAAAAAGCCCTTTTTCTTAAATTGTTCGCTGGAGAAGTCCTTACGGCCTTCGAAGAACAAAATGTAATGTTACCCGTGACCACTGTTCGAACTATCAATAGTGGAAAGACGGCTCAATTTCCTGCCCTTGGTAGGACCACCGCCTCATATCACACCCCAGGTGCTGAGATCACTGGAGGAAACGTAAAGACCAACGAGATCACCATCAACATTGATGACCTTCTGATCTCTTCTGTCTTCATCGATTCCCTTGAAGAGGCCATGAATCACTACGATGTCCGAGGCCCTTATGCCCAAGAAATTGGTGCTGCTTTGGCAAAGCGAATGGATGAGAATCTTCTTCGCTTAGTGGATATCGGAGCCCAGAATCAAACACCAACAGTCACAGGACTTGAGGCTGGTATTGAGATTGATACTGGATCTGATGCTCTCACTGATGGTGATAATGTGGCTAAATACATTTTCCAAGCTGCACAAAAGTTCGATGAGAACCATGTGCCTCAGGAAAACCGTTATGCCGTAATGCCCCCTTCAATGTTCTATGCACTGATTCAAAGTGCTAAAGCAGTGAACAGGGATTATTCACCAAACCCAAGTGGTTCTTATCAAGGTGGTAATGTCCTTGAGGTTGCTGGTATCAGTATCCTTAAGTCCAATCACTTAACTTTGGCAAACTACACGGCTGTTGCTGGTGAAAACAACTCTTATGTTGATGCTAACAACACTGCTAATGACCCAGGAAACTTTGCTGCGACTCAGTTCCTTGCGTTCCATAGCTCTGCGGTGGGTACTGTCAAGCTGAAGGACATCAGCATTGAAGCTGAGTACGATATGCGAAGACAAGGAACCTTGATGGTTGCTAAATGTGCCGTAGGCCACGGTGTCTTACGGCCTGAGTCATGTATTAAGTTCTACACTTAATCACCCATAGCCCAGTGAGTGGTGGCTTTGTAACCCTCACCACTTCATTTTGCTTTCATATGTTATCCTTTGGATTACGGGGTTCCCTATTCTCCTCTTGGGAACCCTGTTTTCTCTCCCTTTATTTAACCACCTTAAAACTAAAGTATGACCCTTGAAGCTCTCATCAAGAATTCCAGGTATAACCCCTGTCCTCCCAATGTCTCGCAGTCAGTTTGGAAAGAGATGGAAAAACAACGGATTGCCCGAGAGGACATGGAAAAAGAGACCAAAACAAAGATTAAGAGAACCCGAGGGATTAAGAACCGAGGATCAAAGGTTCATAAAGATTCTACAAAATACGATAGGAACTTAGCTCCACCAGATACCGAAGAAAATTAGGGGTGTGTTAAGAGACCCCGTAGGCCAGAGTTTCCCCCTTTCTCTTCTCTGGCTTTCACCCCTTATCATACCCCTTTCCTTAATATGTCCAGAACAACTCAACTTGAGACAGTAAATATCATGCTGTCTTCCATAGGTGAAAGACCCGTGTCTTCCCTTAGCTCAGGTTTGGTGGATGCTGAAATGGCAGAGACCATTCTTAACTCTATAGATAGAGACACCCAAGGAATGGGTTGGTGGTTCAACAGGGACATTGCGAGAAAATTTACCCCCGATGGAACTTCGGGTGAAATTGTTTTCCCTTATAACACTTTAAAATCTGATTTCGTCAAGGAATCCACCTACAAGGATTTTGTTCAAAGAGGTTTTAAGGTCTACGATGCAGCCAACCATACCTATGACATAGGGTCTAACTATGACCATGTCTTTGCTGACCTGATTATCCAATTGGACTTTGATGATCTTCCTGAAGTAGCTAAACGCTACATTGGGCTCAAAGCTGCCAGAGTTTTCCAAGACAGAACAACTGGGGCCACTGATCTTCACGGGTTCCAACAAGAAGATGAATTTATTGCCTTTGCTGACCTAAAGGACACCGAAGGTGAAAACGGGGAACACAATATCTTTCAGGATTATTCTGTCTACTCAGTGGTTGATCGAGCCCCTGGAGGTGGACAAAGACTACGCTACGCTCATTAAAGAAATTTATGGCTCTTGTTTCCTCTACGATTCCTAATTTGATAGGTGGGATATCACAACAGCCAGCCTCTATCCGCTTAAAGACTCAAGGATCGGCCCAAGTTAATGCGATCTCCGATGTTGTTGATGGACTACAAAAGAGGCCAGGGACTGAGCATATCGCAAAGATATCTACCTCTTCTCTCTCAGGAGCCTTTATTCATGCTCTCAAAAGGGATGAGGACGAAGCTTATATTGTGGTCTTCACGGGGACAGGGACCAATGTCTCGGATAGAATTAAGGTTTTTGATAAATCTGGAGAAGCCAAGACGGTCAACATAAAAAACTCTGGGGATACTACTCAAGCCTTTACAAGTGCAGGAACTTTTACAACAGATTTTGGTACAGATAACAACTTAACTTTTGGGTCTGCTCACGGGTTATCAGTTGGGGATTTAGTAAGATTTACTACTGCTACCACACTCCCAGCACCCTTAGATTCCAATACTACTTATTATGTTAAAACTAAAACATCTACTACCAAGATCATTT